ATTATTAATTATCTGAAGACCATCTTTTTTGTAAAATATAGAAGGCAGAAAAAAACGAGATTGAAATGGAATAAAATACAATATCTGCTCTCAGATAGGATCCTGTCAATTTCATCGTTAATGCAAAAAGAGCATCGAAACCTGCCGGATTGAAAAACATTCCCAATAAAAGGCAGAGGCTCAAGATTCTTTTCCTGATTTTCTCTTTTATTATCACAACTATCCATGCAAAAATATTATTAACTGATCCTGATAAGATCAAGATAGCTCAGTAGCATGCATACCTGAATGCCAAACTATATATCCTATAATTAATTGAAAATGTCCTCGAAAAAATCTGCTCTGAATTCGGCTGTGATCCTGTAAGGTGTATTACCTGACTCGTAATTAAGAGGTAATGGTGTGATCGGTGTGATCGGGAAACAGTTCATGAACTTGATTTTCTTAAATACGTCACCCTCTTTATTGAAAATTGTAATCAGAATATAGGTACCCCCAGCATATGTATTTTTAATCCCCATAGCACCCGTTAATGGATTATAAACAAGATCTGACCATTGACGTAACGTTTTAAAAACATAATTGCTGTTATTAGCATCTAAGTTCGTTTCAAATTCTATTCTAATACGGGAACCACTATCATCTACCATACCACCCCCGAATCTTCTCTTAGCAAATTTATAAGTCTGCGTTAATAATGGTGGATTTTTATCTATCTCGAATCCTGTAACAGAGATGATATTCTCCACTGCAAGCGTTCTACCGCTATTTCCTGGCGGATTATAAACAGCAACAGGAGGTTGAAAAATAACCTCGAATTGATTAAGATAAACCGGTTCGTAAAGATTTACGCCTGCTTTTGAGCTATTGAAATGTGGTAGTCCTGACATTTTTTTATTTATTAATTAAATACATCTTCGAAGTTATCAACTGCCCATTGCATTCTTATGCTATAAATTTCTGTTCCCGTGTATCTCAGATCCATAGGTGTTATTGGCTGAGAAGGGAAGCAGTCTTTACATGTTATTCTTCTATGAACGTCACCTTCCTTATTAAAGATATTTATTGTTATAGTTCCAGTGTATCTTATTTTAAGACCCATCGCTCCTGTAAGCGGATTGTATATAAAATCTGACCACTGTCTTAAAACCTTATATACGTACATTGAATTATTATTATCAAGGTTTACCTCGAAGTTTATACCAAGGTCAAATCCTGTTCTATCTGGTGCTGCCCCTGCGTAATATCTTTTTGCTCCCCTGTATTGTTGTGTAATTTCTCCTGGATTAATATCTGCCTGTAAACCCTCTACACTCTTAACCTGCTCTAGCATAATATTACCATTACCAGGTATACCTGGCGGGGGTACGACAGCAGGAGGGGGTGTAACGATAACCTCGAACTGATTAACATAAACGGGTTCAAATTTATTTACTGCCGCTTTGGATGTATTGAAGTGTGATAAGCCTGCCATTTGTTCTTATATATTTGATATCTGGATTTTCCTACAAATTAGCTAAATTGTATGAATCCGCCTGAGCTTATTCCTCCAGTTTTTGTTACAGTCAATCTATTAATAAACTTATGGATGCCTCTTGCTGGTTCTATGATAATATCTATTATTCCTAAGTTTTGGTCAATGATTGCAGCTGTATTATTGGAAGAATCCATAATAGTTAAGTAATTATAGATACCGCCTACGCTCTTAACACCGGTTAAATAGTTATCAACTAGCGTTTTGATCTCGAGTCTAACTGAATCTTCGTTGAAATCGAAAACATAATTTGAAAGTATATCTTCAACAGCCTCTTCTAGTGTAATTAATAAATCTCTTACGTGTAGATTGTTGAATGCTGAATTTGTTCTTTGGTATCCTGTTTGATTACCGAATATAACAAGACCAATACCTCTCTTTCTTATAATAGGGTTAATACCGAAAGGCTCTAAGTAATCTCTGTCTGTTTGACTGAAATCGTACTCTAAACCTACTACGTTAGATCCTGAAATGATACCTCTTTTCTGTCCAGCTACGATAGCATAGGGTTCTCCTGTAACGAATTTTCTGATAAAGTTATTACTAACCAAAGCAGCAGGAGGTACATTAGAGTTTTTATTATTTTCTCTAATCGTAATGAACGGGGAGAAGTAACCGCAGAACTTAGCACCCATATCTTCGTCTGCTAAAGTAAATCTGTATGATGGATTTAGCTCTAGGTTTCCACCGTCTGCAATATACATAGGGTTAAGAAGAGGTGCTGGGTTAATAGCTGTTGGCGAATCTGTAAATCTTGGGTCAACCGAATCTATAAATCTCTTCATAGAAGGGGCATTAATAAGAGCTAAACATTTTTGTCTAAGTTTAGCAAGCCTAGATAATTGAGATTTCGAATTGGTTTTAATTTGACCATCAAATGTATCTACGATGTATCTGAATGTGATTATATTTCTATCAGAAAGAGTTGTAGCTATGTTAGTATCAAAAATAACATCCAATATTTCATCCAATCTTGCATCAGTATTATTTGGCTTATGTGTTGATTTGATTTGAAATCCAGGAAGGTACGTAAATCTGAAATTAGTTACGAATTGGTGTATAGGCTTAAACTTATTAACTTTAACAGGAGATCCTGGATAGAATTTAATCGGTCTAGCAGCTTTTACGTATACTGTATACGTTCCAGGGGATCCTGATACAGCAACCTTCTTAACCTCTATGATTCTTGTTAATCTGTTTTGGAATGTGCCCTGTGTTCCGTTATCAAATAATTCTTCATCTTCAGAAACTAATAAATCACCTATTTTTACCCCGGAAAGACTAGCACTAGCAGTTGTTATCTCTACCTGATTTGATGATATTTGAGAAACTATATCGATATACTCATTAAGATCACCCGTTAAGGAAACCACTGCAATCTTATCTGCCCCTACTGTATCAGTTGGACCTGTTGATGTTGATGTATAGCTTTGATTTAATCCAACAGCAACTTCTGCAGTGGTAAAATCTGAATCAGCATACGTTTTCATCGCTAAGGTCTTAAATCCATCTCTATCTAATGATTTTTCAAATTTGATATACTGAACAGATGTGCCAATGTAATTTTTATGTACAACATCACCATCTGTAATGTATCCATTTTCGTAATCCTTGTATACTGTAGATCCCTCGTATCCGAAATAGTTATAGTTACCTACGACTGGCGAATACTCTATAGGATCAAATCTATCGAAGAAATCTGAAAGGCCAAATTGGTAATATCCGGATCCTTCTGTAGTCTCTGAGTAAGGACTTACGAGAGGGGAAGATGCTGTAAATAGCGGATGAGAAAATTTAATTCTCATCTGTGGATTTCCTAAAACCGTTACAGTTTTAATTTCCTCTATTTTTAATTTTACTAAGTCTCCTTGGTCAAAGGATGCTAATGCTGGGATATTACCAGCGATAGAACCTGTTATTTTGCCAATCAGAAATCTTGGGGATGCCTGTGATGTACTCGGTGTTAAAAAAGCACTAAGATCACTCAGTCTAGTAGTTGCTGTTGCCCCGGTGAAATTTGTTTGTATATATGGTAATCCACTGTCTAATAGGGATGCACTGTACGCATCGAAGTTATTTGCTAATACCCCATTTTGACTAACTGTTTCCTCGTATAAGGTACCTATCTCAACTAAGTCGAATAGAGCATATGGTGATGTATTATCTGATACTGTTTGTGAATTTTTAGTATAAACGAGATCAGATATAAGTGGCGAATTGTAGCTAAGAAAATCTATGGTCTTCGGAGATGCCATGTCTTCAAAAGACGGATCTAATTCGTCTATAAGGTGATTTCCTACAAAGTCAATAAGACTATAGTTTCCGGATTCTAGATCATCCAAAGCTTCTTCATTCATAGCACAAAGAACACCCGTTTGACCAACCTCGTTATTTATAATTGTCTTGATATATCTAGGTGCTCCATTTTGGTCTATAAAATCGGGAATGATAGTTCCTGTAGCAGAAAGAACTACATTAACCTCCTTGAGTGATAAAAAATTATCGATCTGTGATTTAATAAATCCTTTAGGTGTGAAATACGATGAATATAGGGGATCTAACGAAAGAGCTTGGTAATCCGTCCATTTTCCGCTTATTACAAACACATCTAAGAAATAATCTGAGATATAATCATACGGATGCATGAATATAGGAACGTTATTTGCTCCGAAATATTCACTTGCTGTTAAATCGAACCCTTTAATAGGGAAAGTAGAGTCAAGAGATTTTCTAATGATCATACTTATCGGATTTTGGCTTAGGTTAACAAAACTTAATAGCTTTCTTTGGTCAGATGTTGACATCGTAGCAAGAAGCATATTTGGATCAGGAAACCAAAATTTCTCTTTATTATAATATGACGAAACTAATCTATCCTGATTGGTGATGTCCGCATTAACCGTTGTGTATTCGGCAGTTGAATTGTATCCATTAGATTCCTCAGTATCCAGTGAAAATGCTCTATATCTAGCTATATCAGCTCCTGCAGCAACATCGGGATCTGTTCCTGATGTTGAATTATTAAGCTTAAGAAGATTTAAAGCAAAGATTGGTCCACTATTTAAACACGTAAAAATAGATCTGTGAAAAAACGATCCTTTTTTCTCGAGGGATCTATCTATATCTCCAAAAACTTTAAGTGCTGTTTGTGGGTCTGGTAGAAATACGGGTGTATTGAAAGGCCCAATATTCGAAAATCCTACTACAAGTCTTATCGTTTGCGGATTAACAATTATGTTTTCTGAGGCGTCAAACTCTAGTGTGTATACTCCGGAGCTCTTAAAAACAGAAAGATCTAATTTTAACTTCTTTGCCATTTGATTTTTATTTGTATATATCTTATTGAGGATGGGATGTATCCTCTACTATGACTATATATCAAACAACTCTATAAAAACATCTCCTTAAACTCACTCCAGAATTGCTGATCGTTGTTTTTTCCAAGTCCTAATTCGGAAGAATTTAGATCTTTCATCTTAGTTTCTATAGCTAATCTATACTTATCTGGTAGCCAGTCGTACATTTCCATGACTATCTCAGAAAAATTATCGTTATCAAAAATAGAGTTTGCTACGACCATTGTCATTGCTATATCGTCGTTTCCAGTTTGACACGAGTAACTACCTTTACTGGTTTCTCCAAAATTGCTAAGTTCTAGTATGGTCATTTTTTCTGTCGGAATTATTCTGCCCTTTCTGCTATTCATTTTTAGATTCTCACAATACTTTTCTTTTGAAAGCGGTGTCATTTTAATACCCGGACGCAGATTCTTTGAGCTTTCTGAATGCTTCGTATAGACAAACATCTCGCTGAATATTTTTTCGCCTGCTATAATTTTTTCAAATAGAAGCTCACCCCTATAGTCCATCTCTAATGCTATACGAACCTGCTCGGGATTAAAAACCTCACATATGAGTGTCTCTAGAAATGCCTTCATTTCCTCTATCTGTACCGTATTTGACCTATAGACTCCCACCTGCAGCAGGGTGAAGAAATCACTCTCGTCATCATAAAACTTTTTCTCGTTTATGACAGTAAGTGGCATCGGGGTAACTTTAAAAATGTTAACAACTGTATAATCTCCCCCACCCCCGCCAGCTGTATCTATAGATATAACAAACCTTTTACCCTCGCCTTCTTCATAGCAATCCGTTGGATCGAATGTGGGATGCCACTTCAGTTTCTGATAATCTATAGACGAATTCTCGAACGGTTCTAGCTCCTTGTGTATAAAATCTACTTCCGATTTTTTGAATCTTTTTAATGTATAAGAATCTAATAATAGTCTAGAAGACGACAGAAACTGGTTTCCGTATTCTTGGTTAAAATCCTCATCTGAGCCCAGTGCTGCAATTTCTGTCCTTTTCCATTCTTCGTCCCTGCCAGGTACCTGCCACCAATCGACCCTGATAGGATTAAAATTATTATTCTTCTCTATAGCCCCCTGGTAAAGGTCGTAGAATTTATTTAGACCGTTTGGTGTGGATGTTATGATAACTCTAGATACACTAGATGCAGAGATTGTTGGATAAACAGATTTAAAGAAACCACCAATAAAGTTAGGATTGATGTGGGCAAACTCGTCCATATAAAGGAAATGTACGTTAAAACCGATAGCCGATGATCTTGTTGTCGTTTTAGCCATGACCCTACATCCATTATCAAATTTCATGGTCATGACGTTATAGACAATTATCCCTGGTTTTAAGAATACAGGTAATCCTTTCATAATAGTCTTTATCTTTTCCATTAACTCGGTAGCGGTATCCCCGATATTTGCTAATAGAAGAGCATTTTTTTCAAAATTGAAAAG